CGCATATATCGGGGAGGGTGAATTCGCGGAGCGTCTGGCGAGCTTGATTGTGGAGAAGCACAACACAGCTATTCACGCCACCCCACCCGCAGCACAGCGTGAATGGGTTGGGCTTGACTATGACGACATTGACGCGCTGGGGCTGTCCATCGCCAAGGCGCGGGCGGTTGAGGCGTTACTTAAAGGAAGGAACACATGAGCATAGAAGCAATGAAACAGGCGCTGGAGGCGTTGGAAGAAGTTAAGTCGTGGAAATCACCAACACGATGGGACGGCTGTTTTGATGAAGAAATCACCTCCCTACGCCAAGCCATAGAGCAGGCTGAGAAGCAGGAGCCGGTGGCGTGGATGATCTGGACGCATGGCCCTGTGCTGGTCTTTATGAACAAAGACGAGGCAACGATGGAGTTTGAGCGACTAAATACGGCATACCCTGAGCAGTCACGCAAGTTGAGGCCCCTCTACACCACCCCACAACCACAGGAGTTTGTCTGTAGCACTGGCCTTTGCCACTTTACCCTCACACAGACCAATGTAGGCATTGGCGAGCGAGGAATGGAAGCGTATGAGGCCGCAAAAGAGCGTGGGTGGGTAGGCGTATCTGACGAGCGTTTGATGGAAATGCCGAAGCAGGAGCCGGTGGCTTTGGAGACGGTCTACGAAACCATCATCCACTGGGATGAAGGTGGGGGAAAACGCAGCCGCAGAGAACTGGCCCGGCGCATCGTTGACCTCTACACCACCCCACCCCATCGCAAGCCGTTGTCGGATGAGGAGATTGACGCTATTTACACTGGCGTTAGGGTAGTACATCACGAGATTGATTCCTATGTATTTGCCCGCGCTATTGAGCAAGCACACGGCATTAAGGAGTAAGCATGACCAAAGACGAAGCATTGAAGCTGGCGCTGGAGGCGTTGGAATCTTGTAACTGGGTTGATGACGGGGGATATGGTCATGCTGAATATGACCATGTATTAACAAACAAAGCCATTACCGCCATCCGAGAAGCCTTGGCACAACCAGAGCAGGAGACTGTGGCATATCAAGACATAGCGGAAAAATGTCGTTTGGAAACTGTACCAGCAAAAGGAACGCTACTTCACACATCCCCACCAGCAAGCAAGTCGTGGCAGGCGCTGACGGGTGAGGGCATTGACAAACATGCTGACATGCACCGAAAAGAGTAAGGACGAAGCATGAAAAACTACTGCAAGAGCTGCAACGCGTCCCATGAAAACACTGTTGAGCGTGTCCTGCGCTGTATGAGTTGTGTTGCGCGGGTTGCAAAGCCGCCAACAAACTACAAACCAATCAAAGCCGCCCACGGCATTAAGGGGGAAGCATGAACATCAAAGAAATCATCCAAAAATTGCGTACAACTATGGATGACGCAAGAGGTCAAGAATCGCATTTTGAATCTTGGCTAACTCAAAACGAAGGTATTTGCGATGCAATCGATGCGCTCAAAGAACTTGACAAACGAGAACCACAGCGTGAATGGGTTGGGCTGACGGATGAGGAAATAGACGTCATCGCCGACGAACACGGCACTTTGCAAGGGGCAATCCGCGCCATCGAAGCCAAACTCAAGGAGAAGAACACATGAGCATAGAAGCAATGAAACAGGCGCTGGAGGCGTTGGAGAACAACAAGCGAAAGCACTATTACTGTGAGGATACTTGGTACTCATGCCCGCAAGAGGAAGGCGGTTGCGCTAATGATTACGCTGGCGATGAATGCAACTGCGGAGCAGATGAAGCTAACAGGGAAATTGATGCCGCCATCACCGCCCTGCGCCAAGCCCTTGAGCAGCCAGCCGATGAGCCGGTGGCTTGGGGTATGGAAAACGATTCTGGGCAAGTCTATGACTGCATCACTCCAGAAGAACACGCAAGAGTTGAAGGCGAATACACAGTACCACTTTACCGTGGCCCGCAGCCAGCCGCGCCAGAGCAACAATTAAACGCCTTGAAGAACGAGGCGTGGAACTCGGGTGTTTGCCCTGTGTGTAACTCCAAAGACGAGCCAAAGCGTGAGCCGCTGACAAGAGAGCAGGCATTGAAGTTGTGGGGGCCGCGCAGCGATGGGCCAGAAAACCACGAAATCATCAGCTTTACCCGTGCCATCGAAGCCGCACACGGCATCACAGGAAAGAAGAAATGAGCATCGAAGCAATGAAGCAGGCGCACCAAGTGCCGCTGGTTGAGCAACTTGAAAGCGTACCGGCTGACGCAAGGTTGGTGATTGATGACGCAGACGGCATGGGCACGCGCTACATCCCGGTGGGCCGCATGTGCCATGACGCAGCAAAGACCATCCGCGCCGCCATAGAGCAGGCTGAGAAAATGGAGCCGGTGGCATGGCAATGGTTAAACACGGCGCACTATAGAAAAAAATTGCCAAAAGACGCAGAACGTGGCGCATGGAATCCCCTCTACACCACCCCACAACCACAGCGTGAATGGGTTGGGCTGACGGGCGAGGAGAGACTACAAATCTCAGACGATAGCGTATCAAAAATGATTGCTGTGCTTGAAACAGAACCAAGTTGCGCGAGAAGAACGGGGGAAACACATGACCCCCGAAATCACCATGCTGATACTGCTGTGCCTGGGCGCGCCCTTGGTTCTGGTGCTGGGCCTGTGCCTGGTGGCGTTGATTGTGGATTGGCTATGAACAGAGATGACATCATCCGCATGGCGCGGGAGGCTGGCATGGCAGAACCTCAAGAGGTCATGTACAACAATTTTTGGACTGCTGACCAGAAAGAACTTGAACGCTTTGCCGCCCTTGTCGCCGCCGCAGAGCGCAACCGCACCTGGACGCAAGACCACTGGACAGAGTATGAACGTAGTATTGCCGCAGCAGAGCGTGATAGATTGCAGCCCGCAGCAGAGTGCTTTAGAATGTGCGAACACAAAGGAGTTTGTCATGAAAAAGCAAAGAGCAATGAAACCAATTGATCAGCGTTTCTGGGAGAAGGTTGACAAGACCGCTGCTAATGATTGTTGGGAATGGAGAAGCGCAATTCGAGGAAATGGGTATGGAGCATTTTTTACCCATTTGATTGAAGAAGGACGCAAGTGTCATGGCGCTCATCGTTTTTCATGGGAGCTTAAACATGGCCCAATCCCAAATGGCTTATGGGTTTTACACAAGTGCGACAACAGAATTTGCGTCAATCCTGAACATTTGTTTCTTGGTGACAGAGCAGACAACATGAAAGATGCGGCAAAGAAAAGGCGCATCTGCACTATTGGCAAATCAAGAATGACGCACTGTCATCGCGGCCATGAGTTTTCACCAGAGAACACCAGATTCACAACGCAAGGTCATCGGCGATGCAAGGCTTGCGCCGACATTCTTGATGCCGCCAGGGGGCGCAAAGCCGCAATTCAAAGGATAAAAAATGACCTTTAAAGAATGGTTTTATAACGCATCGCATAGAGCCAAATACACAACAGACCATCCTGCCTATCTTGCGGCGCAAGAGGCTTGGGAAGCAGCACATGAGGCGTGTGCGAAGGTGTGTGAGGCTCGATACATGGGCGACAACAACCGTGAAGACATGGAGGCTAGGCGATGCGCCGCCGCCATCCGCGCAAGGGGTAATGAATGAAGAAAAAAACAATTCATACTATTGAATCATTAAAAGCCAAAACAATAGATGATGCAGGATGCTGGATCTGGCAAGGTTACTATCAAAACTCAGTACCAAGTGTTCAAGGTCCAGAAAAGATGGTGTATGTCAAAAGATATATTCTTGATTTACTAGGAAAGATTTATCCTGAAAAGTCACACATTCATTCTGCATGTGGACACAAAGGGTGCATTAATCCAGAGCATTTAAAGATTTACACTGTCAAACAACACATGGATGTCTTGAGAAAAAAAGCTCATCAATCTAAAACAAGGATTGCCAAGCTCCAGAAATACAGAAGAGAAAACACCAGCAAGATTAACGAAGAAATTGCTCAAGAATTTAGAACGTCTAATGAATCAGGCGCAGAGTTGGCGAGAAAATACAACGTTAGCAAAAGCTTGGTTAGCAGGGTAAGACGCAACAAAACTTGGGTAGACACCAATCATCCTTTTCTTTCACTAATGAGGTAATTATGGATAGCTATCGTATTGTTGAACTAGACATCATTCGTTGGGCAGAACAAAGACGCATCATTCCTAATAGCACGCCGTTAGCGCAAGCTATTAAGACCACTGAAGAAGTGGCTGAACTTTTGAAGGCACTGAGCAAGGGTGACAAGGATGAAGCTGTAGACGCTTATGGAGACATCCTGGTAACGCTCATCATTGGATCTGCCCTGATGGACGTTGATCTGGTTGACTGCTTGAACAAGGCATACAGAGTCATCAAGGACCGCAAAGGCACGTTGACTAAGGATGGAATCTTTGTGAAGGAGATGACATGAAATTATTTATTGATTGTGAATGGAATAGTTTCGGTGGAGAACTGATTTCATTGGCTCTTGTATCTGAAAAAGGACATGAATTTTACGAAGTTCTTGGATGCAACAATCCAGAGCCTTGGATTATTGAAAATGTCATGCCAAAACTGTATAAAGATTCAATAAATCTTGTTACTTTCAAATCCAAATTAATGCAATATCTAATGCAGTTTGAAAGCATTCACATAATTGCAGATTGGCCTGAAGATATTGAGTGGTTTTGTAGGTGTCTGATTGTTGGTGCGGGTATGCGTATCAATACTCCTCCATTAACAATGGAAATTGTCAGAATTGATACTGTTTCAGATGATCCTCATAACGCTTTGGCAGATGCTAGAGCATTAAAAAATTATTTCAATGCAATCAAGGAATCGTAATGGACATCGATCCAAACAAGGCCATTGAATACATACAACTCAACTCAATTGAGTACGCAAAGGCAAAGGCAGCACGAGTGTTCATTGAAAACAATCTACGGGTTGTTAAAGCCAAGCTGATGAACAAAGAAGAAGGAACGCTTGGAGCCAAGGAAGCTTATGCTTATGCCCACATAGACTATGAGACTCAGTTGCTTGGATTGCGTGAAGCTGTCCAGCAAGAGGAGCATTTGCGGTATATGTTGGAAGCAGCAAAGTTGCGCGTGGAAATTTGGAAGACAAACGAATTCACAAAACGAACTGAGATGAAGACACTATGAGGAAAGGTGAATTTTGCAAATACAAAGCTTGTGGAGCAATCACTAAGCACATTAGTGGTTACTGCCATACGCACAACAAACAATGGACGGCTGGATACAAATATGCGCTCCAACAATTACAGGGATGCCAATCTCCTCAAACTTGCAGCAGGGGAGAGATGCTTACTGCAATCGACTCCGAGATGTCAGGGGACGATGGGATCGACAACCGTACCTTGCCACTCCAATTTGATGGAGGATGGGAAGGCGAAAGCACTGAAGGCGTCAGACGCAAAAACAGTGTGGGGGTGTTACTCATGCCACCATTGGCTAGATCAGGGAATGGCGACAAAAGAAAAAAAGAAAAAACTCTGGGATGTGGCATATCAACGTCAGATTGAGGAATGGAAGAAAATAGCGGAAAATATATGTCTAAAGCCCTGGAAGGTCGAAGCCGCCAGGAACGTCCTTGACCATCTAGGAGTACCCTATGGACAACCTTGAAACAGCCCTGGGTGAGTTTGCACAAACGCTACTACACGCAGTCACTAACACTCACATCCTTCATTGGAGGATCATTGACAAGTCTGAACCTGCTCACAGGACTCTAGGCGCGTTCTACGAGGGATTGCAAGAAAAGGTAGATGCAGTGGTTGAGAACATCATGGGTAAATATCAATGTCAGTTACCTATTCAGCCTAACTACTATCCGCCATTGGACGACCCCAAGGAAGAGCTACATATGCTGTCAGACTATGTAACTGAAGCACGAACAACTTTGCCGCCTGATAGTGAAATCCAAAACTTGATTGATGAGATTCAGGATCTGATCAACAAAACCAGATACCTTCTACGCGCTCCTTAATTTCTGCTCCAGCAAAATCTGGGAAATGGGTCTAAAAAAATAGGGCACCCAAAGATTTTTATGGGGGGGAGGGGGTCGCGTATAGAAAATTTCTATCGACAGCGACGAACGGATAGGGGAAAACCCTAACCGAAGGGGATCGGCGGGAAAAACCCAAGGGGATTGAGGCTCGAATCGGCATGAGAATCCGCACGCAAGTCCTTGATTTATATAGGCTTTCCCGATAATGGCATGCACGCATTGTCGCCCGGTGTGAGTGTATAGCGCGTCTCCCGCGCGCGTCTCCCGCGATAGCATGGACAACCCAGCGTGAGCCCTGAGAGCCCGCGCACGCTACCGCCTACCAATGGCGCACCAATGGCATAGCCGAACCGATCCACCGGGCACAATGGCCCGTTATGACGTGTTAATCCGTGTCACCCGTGAGCGACAAAAGAAAACAAAAAAAGCCCACTCAGGGGCTTAAATAGGCGAATCAGGCACCTGATCGAATCGGCGCTGCTCGTACTCTCGCACTTGCGCTGGCGTCCAGGGAATAGGGCCACCGGGCCCGGGAAAGGGCCAATTAGGCGTCTGCGGAATCATTTCAGCGATACCAATAAGTTACGCCGTTAATGTCAATGCACGAGTAATCCATGCGAAGCTCACGCGCAGCTTGCTGCCAGTCGATGCATGTAAAAGGCCATTCCACGGGCTTGTCAGTCAATCCGCATTCGTCGGCTATTTCTTGGGCATAGTCTTGAAAATGGCTATCGCGCACTAAGGTGATCGGATACCAATCGCCGCGCCATTGCTCGTCGCCGCCATAGCCTTTGAGTTCTTCCATGATGGCATTTAATAGTTGCAGTTCACAGTCTGGGGTTTCCGTGTATTCGCCCAGCTCTTGAAGCTCTTCAAGCTCCTCAATGCGCTCGATCATTTCGCGCACATCAATGATGTCATCAGACAAAGAAAAAACATTAACCATTTTCAATTCTCCGCTAGTAGGTGCGACATTGCACCCCATTGCCCAGCACGCTAGGCAATAGGTTGAAAGGTCATCCCCGATAGAAAAGAAAGAAAGCCAGCATTAAACCCACGGCGATGGCAGTGGCTATATCAAGCAAGGTGGTTTTCATTTCAGGCCCCAATGTGATCGGCTGCACTCGACTTTTCCGCTGCAGCCCGTTTGTCGATGCGATAGGACAGAACGGCGTCTGTCAAGAACCATGATTCTGCGAACAAGTAGGAGATGGCTTCGTCTCGGCTGCAGCCGGTGTCCTGAATCATCTCGCTGATCTTGCGTTCGCGTGATAGTTGGATTGTGGTGGGGACGTACATATTGACCTCTCATTCATGCGCCGTGATTGGCGTATATGAATATTAGCACAACCGACAACATTGTCAACAGGTTAAACAAAATATATTTTCATTGGGATAGCTTGTTTGATAGTTAAAAGCTAATAAACCCGGACAACAAAAAAGCCCTGATCGTTTAACTATAAACAGTTTAAAGCTTAAGCGATAGGTAATGGATTGATAGCTGATCGGCTGCAGCCAGTCCTCTGTCTTGAATTTCCCTCATTTCAAGTGATGACAAACATCAAGACAAAAAGCGTGCCAAGTTATCGGCTGCATACAACTATTTGAAGGGTCGCGCAAAAAGAAAAACAGACAACCCAAAAGATGGTTCTACAGAGGGAAAAAACATAAGAGAGAGAACAGAGAGAGAGGGAGAGAGACAAGCCTAGCTCATCCCCAGTCATCAGCGAAAAACACCGAAATGCTAGGGCCCTCACTCACAGATAAATCACGCCCCACCCATTCAAACCACCCCCCCTAGGCTATTTTCAGAGGGAAAGCGGAGGGGGTAGGCTGGGATTGGTAGGGAAAAAGAGGGGGCCCACTCCCCCATTCCCAAAATTTTTACAAAAACTTTTTTACCCTTACGCTAATACATCCCATATTTGTATCTACTCTCTCTCTCGGACAAATGACACCCTTGTCTATCCTCTCTCTCGGGGGATTGATACTTTGCTGGGATTGTTGTGTTTTCTTTCCCGGGGTATACTAGCGACAGATTGAATAGGAGTTTGTATGGAATGGACATTGGCGCATCCTTTGCAGGATGTTGAAGACATTGTTTTGTTGGCAGACCAGAACTATGGTCCTGAAGTCGATGGGGTTTTGACTCGGGACAGGGCTGTGTTCCGAAAGAACGTGACGATTGCTTCTACTGTCCAACTGTTTGACAAGGGCAAAGAGTTCTTGGCGGTTTGTAGGAATACGCCTGAAACAGATATTTTTGGCGACCTACTAGGGTTTTGCTGGTTCGACCGTGGTGGGTATACGACTTACTCTAATGAGGAAATCTCAAATGCAAAGTTCCACCATGTTGATCTTGGGCTTCCTGTAAAGACCAGGGTAAGGCTGATTAATCAGATGATTGACCAACATATTCTTTGGGCGCATACTTGGGGCATTCCTGTTATTTGCTCTACTTCTATTAGGGCGGATAATGATGCTTTTATGAGAATCCATCAAAAGCGTGGGTTTGTAGTGAATGGATCGTATGCCTGGATTCGTACTGAAAAGGGTATGGAGAGATTGAATGAATCTCGATGATGCTGAAGTAAAGGCTAAACGTAGAGCTTACCGGGCAGAGCAAAAGGCCATGAAATTGGCTACTGGGAAGACTGTCCCTAAAGAATTGCGTCCTAAGTCTGTTGTTAATAATGTCACTGAATATGGTGCTTTGTTTAACAGGCTGAATGAAGAGCGTGTGGCAAAAGGCCAGAAGCCTTTGAAAACGGCTATGGAAGTCCTGATTGAAGCCATGCAGTCTGATGAGATGGATATTCAGGCTAAGGCCCGTATTGCTGACAAACTGGCTCCTTTTGAATCTAGCCGGGCTCCCGTTATCTCCATCGAGCATGTCCAGAACATGAAGAAAGATGAAGAAGTGGATGCTAACGAAGCTCTTGATGATTTCCTCAATGCACTTAAAAAGGTGTAATAATGCCTCTGGTTAAATCGAAGTCTGAAAAGGCTTTCAAGAAAAATGTTGCCACTGAGATGAAAGCGGGTAAGCCGCAAAAACAAGCAGTGGCTATTGCTTATTCAACCAAGCGTGCTGCCCAGCACAAGAAAGGTAAGAAATGAGTGCTTACACCTCTGGTAACAATGCTCCAACTCTTATGGCTCAAGCTCCGAATCGCCGTGGGAACATTTCTAAAGATGGTCCTAAGCAATCTGGTGGTGTTACTGCTGTTACTCGTCCCCAAGGTAGTACAGCTTACGCTCCTGGTCGCCAAGGCGCTCCTGCAACTGGTAAAGATGCTACTACTGGTCGCGGTCAGAAAGTTGCTGTGAGCCGTCCTTCTGCTGATTACTGCAACAACGACAGCTACCGCAATGCTGATCGTACTAACTACCTTAAGTGAGGCAATCATGTCCTATGGTCGTGTAATCTCTGGTGGCGCTTCAATGCGTAAAGGCGTTACTAAAGGCATCAACGATAAAGTTGCTAGCCGCGAAAAGGAATATGCTCGCCGCGATATGGTGGCTGGCAAAGTTGTTGACGCTTATAAAGTGCGTGAACTGTCCAATCAGAACATCAATGATGTGCATGATGGCGACAAGTTCAAAGTTGGTCGTGTCCCCTCAAAGGTGTGATTATGAAAATCGTTGGTTTTGAACGCGATGAGAGCAATAATATTGTCGCAATCCTGGAAGATGGTCAGGCGAAAACCCTTTCGTTTGATTACGTGGCTGAAAATAAGCCGCAAGTTGGCGATGAAATCGAAGTTGAATCTGAGTAACTAAAGGAAATAGTATGGCAACGTATGACATTGATGCCCTCAAGGCAGACCTTCCCACGGCTAAAGATCTGGCGCAGTTCGTGTTCGACAGAACAGGGATTTCGCTAGATCTCATTGGCAAACCCAAAGATGAGCAATACCAAGTTGCTCGTAATGCTTTGGAAGGAAAGAAAGTTCCTAGCGAGTTTGTGACGGCTGATAACCCGTACATGGACCGTAAGGAAATCATTCCTGAAGACCCTCTGCCTCCTATGCCCGGACGGCAAGAAGGATTGCCCCCCGAAGAAAGTCGAGTCCATTACTTTGGCGCAACCAATATGCCTCATCCTGACGACCCTCAGTCGGATCGTAAGGTGGCTATTGATTTCCGCAAATACGACAATGGCATCATTACATTCCAAATCGTTGGTCCTGTTGAGCAATACGCCGTTGGTGAAAAACTCAACAAGTATGGTCAGCGTGTGCCCGAGAAATACTCTTGGATTGACCCCCGCACTCCTGAAACTATTTGCCGCCGTGCTGATGGATCTTTCACTGAGAAAGGTCGTGGCCTGTACACATATTGCGTGGGCGAAAAAGGCGCTGGTATTTGGACGCTGATTGATCGAGAAATTGTCAGCATCTCCCAGAAGAACATTGCTAACCCCTGGGCATAATGGAAGACCTAGCAGTTATCTTTCGAGATAAACTGTCTGGACAAGCCGAGATATGCGCTAGAAAAACTCTGGAATGGTTGCAGAAAGACCTTCAGCAACATTCCAAGTTGGACCCTAAAGGCGTATATTACTTGGCTTGTGCAGCAGAGATTCTTTTGTCTCTAAGGGACAAATATGGCAAAAAGTGAAGCCAGTGACTATATACAGCCCATTTATAAACAACGGGCGCTGAAGTATTTAGTTCATCTGTCTGGCGGCAAAAAAGAAGTCGAAAAACTAGACAAAGAGCAGCTTAAAAAAATGCAAGTTGCTCGGAGCAAGATTGCACATGACATGCAATTCAATGCTCTGAAATGGTTTCGTCCTTTTCCCTATCAAAAGAAATTCTTCAAGACCGGCAAAGATTATGTCCGTCGAGGAATGCTGGCGGCTAACCGTTCCGGTAAGACCATTGCGTCTACCTACGAAACTGCCATGCACCTGACTGGCAGATACCCTGATGACTGGGACGGCAAAGTCTGGGACTACCCAATTACTGCCATGTGTACTGGCGAATCCTGGGAACAGGTAGCCAAAACTCTGCAATCCAAACTCCTGGGTTGCGATGACATTAAACAGACCTATCGGCTTGGAAGCGGCTCAATTCCCCGTGAATGTATTGATGTGAAGTCAATCCGTTCCGATGGAGCTAACGTCCTGGCAATTGAGGTTTGGCATAAATCTGGTGGGAAGTCCAAGCTGTACTTCTCCAACTACACACAGCAAAGCCGCCATCTTCAGGGCTTTGAACTTGACCTAGTTGTCCTTGACGAACAACCTCCTGACGACACTTTCTCCGAACTGGTGACTCGTACCGCCGCCAGAAATGGACAAGTGATCTGCTCATTTACCCCGCTTAAGGGAATGTCAGGATTAGTCAGAAAGTTTTGGGATAACGTAGACGGATACTCTCATGTTCGAGTAGGATGGGATGACGTGCCCTTCAAGAACGAATGGGGAGAGGACTTCTTTACCCAAAAAGAACGTGATCAATTGATGCGGGATTACATGCCCTGGGAACGAGAGTGTCGGATGAAAGGCATTCCCCTGGTTGGCAAAGGTGTTGTTTTTCCGCTACTTGAATGGCCTACATATAAAGCTAACCAATTAGACTTACTTGAAGATCCTAATTTAGAACGTTTGATTAGCTTTGACTTGGGAATTAAGAATGACCCGACCGTTATTTCGTTCTTTTTTAGAGATCCAGTCACGGAGGTTATCTATCTACATCGGCAGATCAAGATTGCTTCGGGGGAAACGCCCGACGAATATGTCCACTATCTCTTGGACAAGGAGTCGCGTAGCGTTCCGATTGCACTTCCGCACGATGCTGCAACGGCAGGCCGGTACACATTGACTGAACAATCTGTGCGCGAAGTCTTTGAAGATAAATATGGGTTGAACTGTATTCCTGGCGCTATTCTCAACCCGCCAAATGAGCAGGGTAAAGTTACGAACCACAAATCGTATGGAATAAATATAATGCGCTTGGGTATGGAACGTAAAACCTTTATGATTAACGAATCATGTAAGGAATTCCTGGACGAGGCCAGAAACTATGCTATTGACGATTCTGGACGATTTTCTGATCCTGACGATCACATTGATTCTGCGAGGATTGGCATTTTGGCGCTAATTCAGGGACACGGCGAATCGGTGGTTAGTCGTGCAAACTCCTTTTCTTTTAAGCGTATTCCGACGCTTGAAGGCAAAGTACAACGGATTTAAAGGCTCATCATGCTAGACAAACAAAATGTGGTTGTTGAAAACCTTGCAAGCGGCGAGGGACATCGCAGTCTAGTCGAGAAATTGGGCCACGAAGTCTATGTAAAGATGGTGGATTACTTGCGGCTTACGCAGTCCAAGAATACCTATAACCGCTTTACTGATTACCACTACCTGAATATCCCGGTTGCCAACAGCACTGAGCCTATCCGTGGTCTTGACTATATTCAGCCAATCGTTTCTTCTGGCATTGATTATGTAACCGCTGTTGTTACAAAATGCTTGCTGCCCAACGGCAAAATCAACTTTGAGTTTGAGCGTTTTTCTGAGATGGATGACGTTCAATCTCGGCAAGCAACTGAGATGGTCAAGTACATGCTGAACAGCAAAAACGACCCGTATCAGTTTGTCCGCGCATGGGTGCAAGACGGCCTGCTGCATAAAAACGGTATTGTGATGGTTTCTCCTTTGCGAGATCCAATTACCCAATACAAAGAAGTCGAAGGAACCCGCGATCAACTGCGTTCCTTTGAGATTATGGCGGCTGAAAAAGGTCTGACTGCCAAGCGCCAAAACATGCGCCGTGTTGACGTTGATCTGCAAGGCGCAATGGTCGAATCCATGCAAGATGAGACTGGCGAAGGTGTGGAAGAGGCGCTAAAAGCCAACACCATCTATCGCGCTAAGTACAAACTGACTGGTTACTCAACTACGATGCGTGTGCGTCATGTTGCTCAACACTACTTTGTGTGCAATCCCACAATCCAGCGCATTCAAGACCAGGATTTCTGTGGCTTCTATGATCCAATGACGATCCATGAAGCAAAAGCACAATATCCTTATATCGACATGGAAAAGTTTGCAGACCATGCAGCGTATGGTCCTGCTGGTGCCTATCAGGCTGGCGCTTTGGAAAACGATCTGGCTCTCCATGCGCGTGACTCAACTCCCGTTCCTGGTCAGGGCGTCATTGCATCTCAAGGCGCTGATCGCTACAGCCGTGTGGTCATGCTTACGACTGCTTGGCTACGCAAAGACATCGATAACGATGGCGAAGAAGAGATCGTAGAGGTTTGCTTTTCTGGCTCGTACATTCTGTACGCCAAGGAAGTCGAATACATTCCTCTGGCTAACCTGTGTCCGAAACCTATTGTTGGTAACTTCTTTGGTTACTCATTGGGTGAGCGACTGGTTCCGATTCAAGAATATGCAACGTCCATGCGCCGTGCAGAACAGTCGTTTGCCATGCAAGCGTCTACCCCGCGCATTGGTGTCAACCCAGAGTTCATGGATGCCGAAGAAATCCAACGTGGTGTGTCTGCCATGTTTGTTTTGGATCGCAAGTTTGATCCGGGCAAGCACGTTTTCGAATTTGCTCCGCTGCAAGGAAACATTGGATACATCCAAGATTCGATGGAGCGTTTGGAAGCAGACCGCATGGCAATGGTTGGCATGTCCAATCCTGCCGACACCATGAATCCTGAAGTGATGAAGGATGGCAACAGCGGCTACAAGCTGCAACTTGCTATGGGTCCCAACCAATTGGTTCAAGACGATACCGTCAAGAACTGCGCTATTGGTTTGGCAGACCTGATCTACATCACCTGGAAGACGATGGTTCAGTATTCTGATGACTACAACATCCAGCAACTGGCAAATACCTGCGGTAAAGGTATGCCTTTTATGGATGCAGAGTCTGTCAAGAACTTTGAGTTTATCGACCGCAAGTTGATCAACGTAGATCTGGCTTTGGGCTTCTTGTCCGAAGAAAATCGCCTGACCCGTCAGCAACTGATCCTGCAAACCCAGGTCCAGTTTAGCCAAGCCATGATGCAGGTTCCTCCTGAAGTGCCTGAATTGTTTGCCAAGGTTCGTCGCCCCTATGAAGATACTTTGCGTGTCTTGGGCGTGAAGGATGTCGATGCTTATTTGCCGACATTTGAAGAAGCTGCCAAATTGGTCCAAGCTCAAGCTACCAAAGGTCCTGGCGTGGCGGAAAAAGAAGTTCAATCTAAGGTTGATTTGAACAATGCCAAGACACAGGAATCACAAACTGTGGCAGCTTTGAATATCAAGAAAGCCGAAGATATTGACATGGATAATATGTTTGAAGCGATGGCTGCAAAACGAGGAAAGTTGAGCGCCGTCGAAATTGATTAAGGAGATTGCATGGTATCGATATTGAATGACATCAGAGATTACTTTAACCGCCGAACAAGCGCACGAGACACCGAAAAGGAGGCAAGTACAGAAAGAAGGGTTCTAGCAATACAGAATGGTGAATGTGCTTCACGCCTACTTAGGAATGAAGATTTTGCATTGATGTTCAACCTGTACAGGTTTGACCTATTGAGCGCATTAGAAGATTCTGATGATGACTCAAAAAGAATTGGCAACGCATATATGGTTGCTGGGGTCCGGGATTTTCTTACTTTTGTCGAAAAGATGGAATATCTCGGGAAAGTGGCTCAAAAAAGAGCCGAAACTTAACCAAGTGAGATAAGATTATGGAAAATGACGTTATCGCTAACCCGACCGTCACAGAGCAAACTGGAGCTGCTCCGGAAGATCAAATCGCTGCAATGATTGCCGCCAATCGGCGTAACACTCAACAGCCTGATGGGTCTAATCCACCTCCAGCCGGACAAGAAGAGGCGAAAGCCAAATCCCCGGAGGCAGCGTCTGAAGATGCTGAACCTGAAAATGTTAATAGTGAGACTGAAGAGCCTGTAGATCAGGAAGAAGCCGAAGAACCCGCCAAAGGCGATAGTGACCCGGTTAATTTCTTTGAGTTTGCAGAGCAAAACCCGGACTTTAAGTTCCGCATCCCGAACAAGAACGCCGATGGTGGTTTTGTAGAGGTTACGGCAAAGAAGGCGGCTACTCTTCTTGGTCAAACTAGCGACATCGATGAAAACGCTCGGAAACTGAAGCTTGAAAAGGCTGATTTTGAAGAGGAAGTTCAAAAACGACGAAATGAACTCGATGGTTTGCAAATTGGTCTAGAGTTGACCATTGTTCCTCAGTTGCAATCTGCTGCTGATGAACTGGTTACTCTTCAGCAATACAACCAGCAATGGACGCAAATCAGAGATCGGGCTACTAATGAAACCGAACGAAGCGAAGCTGAAGCGGCTATCCGACAGAACGCTAGTTTGATTGAAGAGCGGTCCAAGTTTATCCAGTCGAATCGTCCGAAAGTTGAACAGTTCTACCAAGCGCGTACTCAATTTGTACAGCAACAGTTGGAAACGGCTCGTCAGAGTTTTTCCGACAAGGAACTGAGCAACAAGGCGGCTTTTACGGAACTCCGTGACAAGCTGTCTAAAGAGTGGAAGGGTGCGAATAGCACGTTCATTCCTGGTGTGCCGAATCTTGATTTGGTCAGCAGTGATGAATACCTTCTGGGCTTGATCCGTGATGGGATGAAGTTCCGTGAAGGTCCTAAAGTGCGAAATGCTGGTGGTTCATTGGCTGCGGCTAATAAACCGACTGCAAAGAGCAAGACTGCTCCGGAAGATGAAATGAGTTCCTTGAAAAAGAAAGCTGATTCTGGCGACAAGAGTGCCCAGCGTGATTTTCTAGCAACTTTGTTGGCGTCTAATAAACGCCGCCGCTAACTCTAGGAGTTTTTGAAATGGCAACGATTACCTCTACCTCCCTTGGCAACGGCAATGGTGCCTATGCCACCGACATCGTGGTCAAAGACCTCGATATGACCGTCTCTAACTATGTGAAGGATCGTACCCCGATCACGAACATGGCTATGAGCAAAAAGCGCAAAGTCAACTCGACTCTGCACATTTGGCCTAACGACTACTTCCGCACCCCCAGCCTGAACGCCAAGCTGGAAGGCGCTTCTGTCGATTCCACGACCGCTGCTTCCAACACCCGTTCGAACCTGGGCAACTACACCCAGATTTTCACGACCGTGATTGGTGCAACCGGTACGGCCCGTGCGGTTGAGCAGGCTGGTGGCGATCCCCAAGCCTACCAAGAAGTCAAGCAATTGACCGAAATCATGTTTGACGTTGAACTGCAAATGGTTCGCGCTGACGGTGCTTCTATCAAGTACTCCGGTCAAGCCGCTACCCAAGGCACAACGCCTAACAACGGTCGTCGCTTTGGTTCGCTGTATGCTTTTGCTGGCACCCGTTCTGGCAACCCGACCTCTGGTACGGCTGTCCTGAACTTGGCTGCTTCTGATAGCAACGACACCACCAGCACCACGAGCACTAACACGCCTTTCAACGGCAACTTGGCTAACTCTGGTCTGGGCTACTTCTCGTTCTCTACGGGTCAAACGCTTCAGCAATTCAGTCCCTACCTGTACAAGCAGTTGGTGACTACCGCTGAACAACGTTTCAACGCCAAGATCACCAACATGGTGGTGCCGACCTCGATGCGTACTCATATCTCCGATATGATGCCCACGAGCCGTTCTATCAACCGTTTCAACCCGGCTGACAAGGGCGACACGATCAGCACCTACGAAGGTGACTTCAACTACACCTACCAGATCGATGACGACTGGATCATGGACCAGACCGGTGCTGATAACACCTCCGTTCTGTTCCTGAACCCTGACGTTATTCAGTGGGGTAGCCTGCGTGAACTGGGCCCGAACAACGAGGTGTACAGCAACGCTGACGCTTCGCTGGACCAGTACATTATGGAAGGTACGCTGATTGTGCGTAACCCCGCCGGTGTGGCTGTTCTGGCTGGTGTTTCGTCCACTGGCGCTGCTGTGACGGGCCCCCGTCCTGCCGCCCAGTGCGCTCGTTACTTGACCTAATTGACTTAAGTGTCTTTCTGAAGGGGCTCCGAAAGGGGCTCCTTTGGAAAGGAGTAGAGCAGTATGGGATTGAACGCTAATAACGAAGAAGCAGTTATCAACGAGGATTACTACAAAAACGGTATTCTCGAAGCTGGCGTGGATGGTGTTTTCCGTCAGAATGACAAACTGTTTAATGAAGTTAAATCTGGTACTTGGTCGCAAACCTTTGATACCGGGAATATGCGGTATAAGGTTGGCGCTCAGGATGGAGAGCGTTATGTGCAGTATGAGCAAAAGAACGTAGAAGCCATTCGCCAAGAATGCAAGAATCTACGAGAGTTCTATAAAGAGCATGGAACGGATAATCCATTTTTTGCTGGTACGGCTCACATGATGAATTTGCCAAAATGCTTTGCTCACGAAATCAGTTCAAAATGGTTTAATAACCGTCCTTGGGAATTGATCAAACGGGACAAAGAAGACAAGATTAAGTTTTACGCTATTGTTAATCAGCACTATTCTGATTTTGTCTGTCACCCTAGCGGAAAAATACCAATTCCTTATAATCCTCTAATAGCCACCAAGTAAGGGTAAGTCATGGCCTTATTTATCCAATCTGCTAACGTTCTTGTTAGTCGAGTCGCACAGTGGGTTGGGGCCGTTCCCTTCAGCATTGAGATTAACGCTACTGCTTTTAGTAGCAGTACCGGCGTCATCACAACTTCTGCTGACCCAAGATCTCAAATTACTGTTGGTGACTTTGTTGGACCATCTGCAATTGGTACGTTTACCGTTGTTGTGGCTGTAGGCAGTTCTTCAATTACTGTTGATGATCCTGATGGCATGTGGAGTGGTGCAACTCTGCCAACCGCCATTTTGAAGATTCCTACCCAGTCTTCTATCGAAATTCAGTCTTGCATTCAGTTTGCAGAACTAAAGATGCGTACTATTGAGCTGCCTGCTCTGCGTACAAATCCATACGGCGATGACCCGACTGTGTTGGTCACTAATTCACAAGGCTTGGCTCCAATTCCTGCCGACATGAATTCGCCCATTCTGTTTTTCCAAGAAACTCCCAATAGTTCTGTTGAACCAGGAACTCCTGCTTCCTCTATGGGTCCTTGGATTATTTATGATCGTGTCGGCGACCGAGAGATTATTCGTCGTCGAATGATCGACCAGTTGTACGTCAAGCCGTTTGGTGTTCCTCGGGTTATCCGTGCTTCTTTCTCTGAAGTTGGACCCAACTACGTCTTTACACCTAATCCTGGTGAAAACGTAAACATAAAAGCGTACTATCTACGTACTTTTCCGTTCTTGTTTAGTCCGACTGGAGATCCTTTGGTTCCTTTGGTCCAAAATAATGCTGCATTGTCGTCATTTCCTGAAGGCTACTTCTACGGCACTCTGTATGCGTTTTATGACAAGAACAAAAACACAGATGAGTCTCAGAAATGGTTGGCTCGTTTTGATGATGCTTATGGCGTTATTGAAGACCAGAATTACAAAGGAAAGTGGAAAGGTGGAGACCAGCACTTGACCTCTGAATTCCAGCCCCGTGATTATCGCTACAGCTTCAAATAAAGGCACAAAATGGCAACTGGTGGACTTTACGGAAGTTCTCCGAATGGCACACAGGTTGCTGCGCCTGGAGCAGAAACTGCTGGCCTTTACGGAAATCCTTCTACTGTTGGTGGTACTTATTTCGAGTACCTTATTTTTATTGAGTCTGCTACTCAGCCTAGTACACCTACTGGTGGTTCTTGGAGTTTTGTAACCAATGTTGGTACGCCTCCTTCTGGTTGGTTAAACAGTCCTCCTGCAAACCCTACGACTGCCGTATGGATGTCTATTGCTGTTGTTAACAGCCGCAATACGTCAGCTTTGGTTTGGTCAACTCCTGGTCCTATCTATCGCCAAGGTCCTACTGGTCCCACGGGCGCAGTGGGTCCTACGGGTCCAATCGGTCCCACTGGAGCTACGGGTCCTACCGGCGCTACCGGTCCAACAGGTGCAACAGGTCCCACGGGTGCTATCGGTCCAACGGGTCCAACTGGAGCAATCGGACTTACTGGACCTACCGGACCTACAGGCTCTACGGGTTTGACAGGACCGACTGGGCCAACCGGTTCAACGGGTTTGACTGGCGCAACCGGTCCCACCGGTCCTACTGGTTCAACAGGCTTGACTGGTCCTACGGGGCCTACAGGCTCTACCGGGTCTACAGGTCCGACTGGTCCAACGGGCTCGACAGGATCTACTGGTCCCACTGGTCCTACCGGTGCTGCTTCTACAGTTGCAGGACCTACTGGTCCGACAGGTTCTACTGGTTTGACAGGTCCTACTGGTCCTACTGGAGCTACAGGCTCTACAGGGGCTGGTGGTGCATTGGGTTATTGGGGTTCTTTTTGGGACACGACAACTCAAACGGCTGCTGCTGTTAACACTGCCTATATCCTGACGCTCAATAGTGCTGATGGATCAAACAATGGAGTTTCTGTTGTTTCTGGTAGTCGTGTGACGTTTGCTTATGCAGGCGTTTACAGCATGACGTTCTCTGTTCAGTTTACCAATACTGACACACAGAAACATGACGCCAACATTTGGCTGAGAAAGAACGACAGCGGAAGCACTGGAGATATCCCTGATACCGATAGTCGATTTACTATTCCTGAAAAACATGGTGGCGTTAACGGTAACCTGATCGGCACTGTTAACTTTGTCATGTCGGTGGCGGCAGGCGATTTTATTGAAATGGTTTGGTCTACCAATGACCTTGGTGTTGAAGTCCAAACGATTGCTGCCGGTACAACTCCCACATCACCGAGAGTCCCGGGGATTGTCTTCACGGCTACTCAGGTCATGTACACCCAGCTTGGTCCTACGGGTGCTATTGGACCGACCGGACCTACTGGCTCACAAGGCATCCAAGGTCCTACGGGACCCACTGGCAGTACAGGTGCTGTTGGTCCGACTGGCCCCACGGGTTCCACTGGTTTGACTGGACCTACTGGACCCACTGGTTCTACAGGCAACACCGGTCCTACAGGTCCTACTGGATCTGTTGGTTCTGGTGGTCCTACAGGACCTACGGGTTCGACTGGTCCTACGACATATCCTGGTGCTGGCGTTGCTCTTTCTACAGGCACTGGATGGGATACATCATTGTCTTATGGGGTTGGAAATACCGCCAATTCTCTGGTTCAACGTGATTCCGCTGGAAACATTGCTGGAGGTACATTCTAATGATGACAGCAAGTTTTTATGGATCTGCTGGAGAGACAGTTGGTCTTTACGGGAATGCTGCTAGTCAACTTGGAGGAACATATTTTGAGTGGTACATCTTCCAAGTCTCAGGCTCCCAACCAGCAACTCCAACCGGAGGATCTTGGGATTTCACAACAAACAGTGGAACTCCGCCCACAGGCTGGTCAGTTAATCCGCCGTCTAACCCAACAAACCTTGTATGGGTGTCTATCGCGGTTGTTAACTCAAAAGATACCGCCGCTTTAGTTTGGTCAACTCCTGGTCAGATGGCATATTCCAGCGGGGCTGGTTTGCCTATTCTGATTGGATCAGTTGCTCCTGGCTCTGGAGATGGACAAGATAATCAATTGTATTTTCAAACAAACACAACTCCTCAAACCATGTGGTTAAAGGAAAGTGGTACTTGGACACAACAAACTGGTAACATTTATTTAACTGTTGCTGGTGGTATCAGCGGCGGCACGTTCTGAAGGAAAAATCATGGCACAAACTGGGTACAGCCCCATCTCGCTTTATTACTCGACGACTGCTTCTGCCGCTCCTTCTGCTGGTAATTTGGTGAGTGGTGAATTAGCTTTAAACATCACTGATGGTATTTTGTTTTATAAAGACAATGCCGGTGTTGTTCAAACACTTGCGACCAAAGTTGCTACTTCTGGTACATATACCAGTATTACTTTGACAGGCGGCACAGCCAACGGCGTTGGCTACCTGAACGGTAGCAAGCAGTTCACGACTGGTTCTGCGCTGACGTTTGATGGGACGAATTTTGGATTAGGCATCGCCACGCCGACGGTCAATCAAGGCAATGCACTGCACATCAATAACGCAACTCAATCAACGCTTCGGCTAACAAACAGCACTACTGGAACAGCAAGTAACAACGGGGTAAATATCGCATTATTTGGAAATGATTTTTATATCAATAACCAAAGCGGGTCGTCCATTTTTTACATCAGCGGCTCCGAACAAATGCGCCTCACCAGCACCGGGCTGGGGATCGGGACGAGTTCGCCGGGTTTCAAATTGCAGGTTATTGGAACCAGCCAACTGAGCTTGAGCGCGGCTGGAACTCAGCAGGTTTTACAACTCAACAATAGTGACACCACCGCTGGAACACAAGCCGTCAAACTTGGGTTCTCCAGTTCTGGTGTAACCAAAGCATCTATCAATGCGGCGGTGTATGGCAACGACTACATGACGTTTAACGTCGGTAGCGACACCGAGCGCATGCGTATTGACGCCTCCGGCAACCTCGGCCTGGGGGTGACGCCGAGTGCGTGGGCTACCTACAAGGCGTTTGACCTTGGGACGCAGGGTTCTATTGCATCCACCAGCACCCAAATGACCATGTTCCAGAATGCGTACTGGAACGGCACGGCAATGACGTACAAAGCCAGTAATGCCGCTGGCAGCTACAACATCGTCAACGGTCAGCATCAATGGAATATCGCCCCCTCCGGAACCGCCGGCACCGCTATCTCCTTCACCCAGGCGATGACGCTGGATGAGAGTGGGCGTTTGTTGGTAGGAACAACCAGTGCCACAGGCGCAAAGATTGATTCACAGGGTGCTGTAGCAGGGGCTTTAGAAGTATTCAACGGGCAAAACACATCAGCTGATGCAGCAGCTATTACTCGATTAACGCTTGGTTCTCAAGGCGGTAACTGGTACATCGAAAATCAGCGTTCTGGTGCTCCGCTGTGTTTTAACAACGGCACCGAACGCGCCCGTATTGACAGCAGTGGGAATTTGCTGGTGGGGACTACTACGTCATATGCTCGGTTTGTCTCTGTTGGAGGGGGAACGGGAAGTCCTGCTGGTGCTTTTTTAAATAATTCTTCAAGTCAAGAGGTTGCAGGGTTTTTGAACCAAGCCTCCGGCACATCTACGCTGCTCACTTTCTTTTCTGGAAGTTTTGCAACGCAAGTTGGTTCAATCTCAACTAATGGATCAATCACACTATACAACACCACCTCCGACTATCGCCTGAAAACCGTTATTGGTGACGTGACAGGTTCTGGTGCTCGCATTGATGCTCTGGAGCCAGTTGAGTATGAATGGAAATCCAGCGGTGAGCGCACTCGTGGATTCCTGGCGCACAAGTTCCAAGAGGTGTACCCTGGCAGTGTTACTGGCGAGAAAGACGCTGTAGACGCTGAAGGCAAGCCCGTGTATCAAAACATGCAAGCCAGCACATCAGAAGTTATTGCTGACTTGGTGGCTGAATTGCAATCGCTGCGCAAGCGCGTGGCACAACTTGAAGGAAAGTAAAAATGAACGTAACCTGGACAATCACCCAAACCGACTACATCACTGCTGACGGTTTCATCACCTGCGCCCATTGGACTGCCGCTGCGGTGGATGGGGATTATTCATCTTCTATCTACTCCACCTGCTCATGGGCTCCTGGTCAACCCACCATTCCGTATGCTCAAGTGACTCAGCAAGAGGTGCTTGCTTGGTGTTGGGCTTCTGGCGTTGACAAAGACGCTACTGAGGCCGCGCTGGCGCAAAACATTGAGAACCAGAAGAATCCGCCCGTATCTCAGGGCCTTCCTTGGGTACAATAAGCCATTGTTTAATGAAAGGAAATAGCAATGAAAGAAGTATCGTTGAACCTGCTGGAAGCCGAAGCTTTTGACATTATCAAAGTGCTTGAGCAATTGCCTACCGGGGCGAATGCTTGGCCTTTGGTTCAAAAACTAAAAGCACAAATCCAAGAACAACAGAAACAGCCCGAAGCTGTGCAATGAAGATAGCGGTTTACGCTATAGCGAAAGATGAAGGTCAGTTTGTAAAGCGATTTTGTGAGTCTGCCAAAGAAGCTGATCTGATTCTGATTGCCGATACTGGTTCTACGGATAACACTGTAGAACTAGCCGAGGAATGTGGCGCTGCCGTCTACAACATCAGTGTCCGCCCTTGGAGGTTTGACAAGGCTCGGGATACGGCTTTAAACCTGATTCCTGGAGACTTTGATGTCTGTATATCCTTGGATCTAGATGAAGTCTTAGAACCAGGATGGAGAGATGAAATTGAACGAGTATGGATGCCTGAAACAACCAGACTGAAGTACAAGTTTGATTGGGGTTGTGGGATTTCTTTTTATTACGAAAAGATCCATCATCGTATTGGATACCATTGGCATCACCCGGCTCATGAATGGCCTCGTGCTGACTCTCGGATAACAGAGGTGTGGGCTCATACAGATATGCTTCTGGTGAGCCATCATCCTGATCCGACAAAGTCCCGAGGGCAATATCTTGATCTGCTGAAAGTAGCTGTTACTGAAGACCCTGCGTGTCCCAGAAATGGCTTCTACTATGCAAGAGAATTGACCTTTCATTATCGCTGGGCTGATGCCATTATCGAATTGAAGCGATATCTGGATTTGCCAGGAGCCACATGGGAGACAGAACGTTGTTATGCCATGCGGTTACTTGGTAAATGCCACGATGAACTGGGAGATTGGCATCAGGCATTGAAATGGTATAGGTTGGCGGTAGCTGAGTGTTCGTGGACAAGAGAACCTTGGGTTGATCTATCCATGATTACTTACCGACATGGATTGTGGTCAGAGTGTTATTCAGCGGCTTTATCTGCTTTGATGATCAAGGATAAACAAGCTGTATATACGATGGACCCAAGCGTATGGACTGAAAAACCTTATGACTTGGCATCGATTGCTGCATGGAATTTAGGATTGAAAGAACAGGCTGTTGATTTATGCAAAAAAGCCCTAGAATTTAACCCTAAAGACCCACGACTTCTATCTAACCTAGAGCAAATGACAACATGAGTAGCTATACCCCACTCCGCACTCCATTTGCGAACATGAGTTTTACGCCAGATGTACCAAGTAATGCTCTTGGTGCAAATGAGTACAACTCTGGTCTAAATGTGGAGTCGGATGTTCGGGGTGTAAAAAAGATCAATGGCGAACAAGAGATTCTGACTGCCATTCCCGCTGAATCCATTTTTATGGAAGGCGGGTTTAGATCTGAAACTAGCTGGGCATATATTGTCGCAACTAGAGATTCCAGCAGTCATGGCAAATGGTATTTGGTCAATCAAGCAGGTATTACCAATATCACCCCTGGATATGGTGCTAATCCTGCTGCTTATTTGACTGGATATACGGCTGATTTGAATATCACCACGTCATGGGTTGGTAATGTGTTTTTTATCAATGACACATTAAATAACCCAATGTATCTGTTGCCGACTGCAAATGAAATTGCAATTACGCCTGATGCTGAATGGAACTATGACCCTGGAGTAACTAAAACTACTGCTGGATTTGTTAGAAACTTCTGTTCTCCTAACGTTGGAAACATCCTGATTGCTGGGAATATCAGCAAGGTTATTGGCGGCACAACCTATAACTATCCAACCACAGTTCGTTGGTCACAGGCTTTTGCTAATACTGGGATTCCTGATACTTGGGAGCCTACTCTTTCTAACGTGGCTAACGAGCAAGAGATTCCTTTGCGTGGCCCGATTATTGATGGTTTCTTTTTAGGAGCAAACTTTTATGTCTGCTCATATTGGGATACTGTTATTTTTTCTCCGATTGCCTACCAAAACACGACTGCACCAATCTTTGGCGTTCGCCTGTTTAACCAAGGTCGTGGACTGTTGAATAACAACTGTTGGACAAATACTGACCAGAATGTCTATGGCATCGACAGCCGAGATATTTGGGTATTTGATGGCTCTAGCTTCAACTCTATTGGCAATCAACGAGTCAAAGATTACTTCTTTAGTAATCTGAATCCGTCTTACTATGACCGTTTATTTATGGTCAACAATACCCAGAAGTATCAGATCGAGATTTACTACCCCGACTTGAACTCTACTGGTTGGTGTAACAAGATGTTGTCATATCGCTATGATTTGCAGATCTGGAATGCACCCAAGGACATTGCCAATGCCTGTATGGCTACAGAAGGTCCTAAAGTTGTTTCTGGGGCGTTTAATCTGGCTTCTAGGGTAGTTGCATATGCCCGTGGAGGCGTCTCCAACAAGAAGCTGATTCAGACTGCTATTGGCAATTCTTTTGTTGATAACGCCCCGATTCCTGCTTTGTTTGAACGTAATAACATCACGTTCCAAACTAAAGACGGTCCAGTTCCTTTCTCGTCTAAAGTCTATGCTCATAGGCTTTTGCCAGAAGTTGCTGGTTCTGGAAGGATCAGTATTACAGTTGGAACTGCTAACTCTACTGCTCAAACTCCAGTATATGGTCAAACTGGAATTGTCAGTGTAGTGACTGACACTCCTTGGGTTACAACTCAACAAAACAATGGTCGAACAGACTCTGTTAAGGTACAGTCAAACGATGCAACAGATACATGGAATCTGACTGCTCTTAACTGGCAAGCAATTGTTGTTGAGGATGCGTTCTAATGCCATTCGCACTTGATTCAAATCCTTCGCAGTCAGAGATTTCTGATGCGATTAACTATTTGCTGAATAACTTCTCTATTGGCAATACAGTTAATCCCGTCACAGGACAAGTTGTTGCTCCCGGTGGAACTGTCGTTGGTTATATATATCAATATATAGCCGTCAAATATGCTGATGACCAGTTTGGAACTGGCTTTAGCAATACTCCGACCAACAAAAGTTATTACGGCGTAAACAACTCTAACTTTGCTGCTGAATCGTCTAATCCTGCTGATTACATTTGGTATCAGGCAACCGGCGGTTTTGGCACAACTAAGTACCTTTGGTATATCACCACTGGCGGTCGTCAGATTCAATTTGCAGTGTCTTCTACTGCTCCTGATACTGCTTGGCTGGTTGATCCTGGAACATCTATTGACCTGGACAACGTAACGTCTGGAACGACTCCAGTTATTGCTGAGTCATTTATTCCTTACTTTGCTCCGTCGACATTGCAGGTTCCTCGTTCTGGTGGTCCTTTAGCTCCTGTTTTTACTGGAGTTATTGCCAGCCTGTATGCAACCGATGCCGGTGTTATTGTTCCGTTTACTGATGCTCAAACCGACAGCAACGTTGCTTTTGTAAACAATAGTTGGCGTATTGGTAACTCGTCTACCACTGGTAATGGCGATATTTCATACACGAACATTACTGTTGGTTCTCCTACTGATGGTGGTGATTATGCTGTTTGGCCTGCTCCGACTGCCATGTCTAGCAGCCCTGCATATATATCAGTTCCTGTCAGATACAAGAACTCTAGTGGTGTTGTCAGCCAAGCTGGTGTAGCAACAATTCAGTATCTGTTTTCTGATCCTGGTGCTGCTGGACAAGATTCACCTTACATCGATATTTCTGGCTATACAGGGTTTGTTGTTGGCTCTGGCGGCGCATATACGCCGTCAACTGCAACGCTGACAGCTATCACGACTGCCGTTACTTCGCCTACTTATTCTTGGGCGATTACAAACGCAACGCCAACTAGCTCTACCAATTCATCAGTTGTCATAACGCCCAATTCTGCGGTGACATCTGTTTCTGTCACTTTGACGGTTAATGGAACCAATCTTTTGTCTCCTTTGAGCAAGACGATTTCCATGCCAGTCACATTTGATGGAACTCCTGGTGTTGCTGGTGCTAATGGCGTTCAATCTGCTTTTCCAAGTATTTTTATATGGACTGGATCTTCCTCAGTTCCAACTCGCCCGACAACCACTTCGACCTATACATGGTCAAGCGGGTCATATACAGCGCCAACAGGATGGAGCACAACAGCTCCTACAAACACAACTCCTGGGAACTATCTCTGGCAGATTACGATTCCTTTAAATACTTCAGCCACAACGTTGACATCAACGCTGGACTGGACTGATGTTGCATATCCCATCCGTTGTATTGCCTATAACGGAACCAATGGCGCTGCTGGTAGTGCTGCAAGTGTTCTGACACTGGCATCAACTGCTCAAACCTTTACATACGATCAAGCTGGGAATCCAAGCCCAACTTCTCAGACAATTACGTTCAGTGCAAACTTGCAGAACTTGTCTGGAACTGCATCGTTTACAGCGACTAACTACAACTCATCTGGTACTGCCATCAGTAGCCCAACTCTTGGTGGATCTGGCAACACCCGGACATTGGCAATTGCAGACTTTGGAGTTGCTGCATATTGCGTAGTTCAGGCTACTTTGTCTGGATACACCGATGTAATGACGGTTGTTAAGCTGCAAGATGGCTTAAACACCACGACTGGATTGTTGACCAACGAATCTGTCACTGTCCAAACAGATAGTTTTGGTGGAGGTGGCGTTTATACAAATGCCGGTGGTACATTCAAAATGTACAACGGCACGACTGATGTCACCACATCGTCTACGTTCTCTGTTGTTTCTGCAACGTCTGGGCTGACAATCAGTATCAACAGTACCACTGGCGTATATACAGTTGCTTCATTAGCTGCCGCACAAGGATCTGCAACTCTTCGTGCCGTTTATGGCTCTGTTACTATCGACAAAATCTATTCCATTTCTAAGTCTTATGCTGGCATCAATGGTACAAATGGGACCAATGGAACTAACGGAACCAATGGTACTGATGGAAGTCCTGGTTCTGCAACATTCCTAGTTACCAGGACGGCTAACGATAGTTCGGCTCCAACAAACTCTGAAGTTAATGCAGTAATCGGCAGAAATCCTGTTGCTGGCGATATTGTCACTGTGTCATATAACAGTTACAACAACGCGATTGTTTATCGTTATACCACCAGTTGGATATTGCAGACGACATATATTACTGGTTCACTGATTGTTGAGAATACGATCACTGCCAGTAAATTAAGCGTCAGTCAGCTTTCAGCCATATCTGCCAACCTTGGCAATATAACTGCTGGTGATCTTCAGATTGGTTCTAGTCCTGCCATTAGTGGCACGACCATGACTGGCACTGGCTCTCATTTATATAGCACTGGGAACTTTGCATTTGGCAATTCAACCACCAACATGGTGTTTAATGGAACCAATGTATATCTAAATGGATTTCAAAAAACAACAACAGCAAACTCATCTTTTCCAATAGTTGTTCCAGCAGCAGGTACTTATGATTTGATTACTGGATTAGTTGTTTCTAAAGGTTCCATGTTAATGGTTGTTTGGAACGGAAGAATAAATGCTGGCGGTACAACTTTAGCATTGCAACTAGTAAGAAGTTCTGGATCAACTTATGGATTACAAAGAGGAATGAATGGTGCTAGTAATTTTTTTCAATTCGTTGCAATTTGGAATAATATACCAGTTGATACATATACTGTCATAGTTATTGATGGTTCTGGATCAGGCGCAAGTATTAGTGGTGGTTGGGTATATTCATACGAGGCTATCGTTTAATCATGTATTACATTATTTTCAATATAAATACTGGTGAAATCGAAGTCAGTGGAGAATGTCCTGAACAAGATTTTCAATATAAAGCTGGTAATGGAAAAGGAGTGCTGGAAGCAAACGTTACAGCATTCACTCATTATGTAAAAAACAATACTTTAATTGCTTACACAGAAGATCAAGCAAAGAAAAAAGCAAATCAACCTGATTGGTTCTACAAATGGAGTAATGAAACATTTGAATGGATAGATCCAAGATCAGAACAAGAAAAATATAATGAAACTGTTATTCAAGTAAAGCAAAAAAGAGAAAGTCTTCTTGCTTCATCAGATTGGACTCAATTAAGTGACGTTACTTTGACTAACAGAGATCAATGGGTTGCATATCGTCAATCTTTAAGAGATATTCCTGAACAATCGGGGTATCCTTTTAATGTTGTTTGGCCTAATAAGCCGGAGTAAATTATGGGGTTCTCAGCACAAGTTCAATCTCCTCAGACTTCTGGTGGCAAAGGTCAATCTCCTGCCACTTTTTCTGAAACGCCAGATTCTGTTGCCAACCAATCAGTTTCTTTGCCTGCACAGCAGAATACGCCCCAGGGCAAAGCTTCTAGTGGGCAAAGATTCACATATTCACCGACATCTGGACAACCGGCGATGGGCCAACCAAATCGCTATGCAAATACAATTAGTCAATGGGATAATGCTTCCATTCAAAGACCAAACCAAGGTTTTGGCGGAAAGGGTAAAGGCTGATCATGGGCGGCGGAAAATCATCTGGGTCTACAACCCAATATACATCTCCAGAATTAACTCCTGAACAACGGGATATTCTGGCGACCCAATCTAAAGCTTTAAAAGAAACCTTTCTTCCAGCTTACCAACAAACGGTTGGTGGTGCTGCTCAGGCTTTGGCGCAAACTTCTCCTGCTGCTACTCAGGCTGCACAGACTGCCATGGACGTTTCTGGTCAAACAGGGGCGCTCCAACAAGCTGTTGGCACTGGTTCTTTGCTAACCGGTGTTCAGGGTCTACAAAGTCTTTTTAGCCCTCAATATGAACAAAACCAGATCCAAGCTGCTTTGCAAGCCGGTCGTGAGTCTGCTCGTGAATCTCAAGCCGGTCAGAATGCTATGTATGGAGCTGCTGGTGGTTTGGGATCTTCTCGTATGGCTTTGGCTGACAAGAACCTTGCATCTTTGAATGCACAACGTCAAGCCACTGCTGCTGCCGGTGCTCAAGCTCAAGTTCAGGCCAACAAGGCTGCTGCTGCTCAACAGTTGGCGGCTCTTGGTCAACAGGGACTTACTGGTGCTCAACAGTCTGCCGCTGCTCGTATTGGCTATGCTCAGACGCCTCAAGACATTTATGGCAAATATGCCTCAGTCATCTTTGGCGTTCCTCAGGCTTCTACGACTCCCAACTTTGCTGGTACACAAGGTCAAACGACTACAGGTGGAACGTCAGGCAAAGGCATGGGATTTAAGATCTAAGGTGACGTTATGAACTCGATGAAGTTTGATTTCGCCAGTCCTAGTGGTTATAGTGACTGGGCAACTTATGCTGGTTTTGATCGCAAAAGTGGCGAAATTGAATCGAGCAAATTGGCAGAAGGCGTAAAACCTCCTGAAGATTTTAGTCAGCTAGTAAATCAAAAACTTGCTAAAACTAAAAGCACGCTTGTTGGTATTGCGCCAGCTATGGCTCAAATGTCGCAAGGAAATGTTTTACAAGGTATCAATACATTGCGTGGTGTTCAGCCTCAAGCTGCCCCAGTAATGCCAGATATTCACGATTACACAAAAGGAATTGAGGACTGATATGGCTGATCCGATTGCTCCTCCTCAAATGACAGAAACCGTCACTCCTGGTGTCGGAACTCGTCCTGTTGCAAATATTACTCTTGATTATCCTCCTCGATTTACACAAATTGTTAAGGATATCCAACAACCTGAATCTCCAGAAGCTCGTTTGCGTATTGCTGACAATGTTTCTGCACATGATTCAGAAAGCAAAGAATATCGTCCCAATCAAAAAACACAATGGGATAAAGTTCTTGTAAACATTCTTAGCCGGAATTACAACGAAGCTTTGAAGTGGTATAACGGCGGCGGCGTAAAAGAAGAAAAGGCTGTTGATGCGTTGGGTAATTTGTTTTATAAAGAAACGAATGACTTAGGCTTTACCGGTCAAATCAAAGATGCTAACGGCAAATATCTAACGCCTAAACAGCGTGATGAATTGTTTAAACGTGGTGGCATTATTACCGGCAATGACCAAGATGCCATTCAAACTGCTGGTTGGTCTAATTCACAAAACATTTCCAAGCTTGCTAATCAAGGTCTAGCCAATCCTTTGCGCTTAGCTCAGGCCGATGCCTATCAAGCTGCTCGCACTGCTGGTGGGGCTAATGACAACATTGATGAGCAATTAAAGTTGTCTTCTGGATTGGCTGGAGTTTTGGACCATATTGCCACATTGGTTCCAGAGCGTCGTCAAAAGATCCTCGGTTATGTCAATCGATTAAACCAAATTAATACCAGCAAAGGAACTACGACTGAGAAAGGTCTGAGTGCTACTGCAGGCGGTCAGACGACTGCTGGAAATACTGCTGGACTGCAAGGTTCTATTGGCGCTGGCAAAGCTGGAGCAGTTCCTGCTGAAGGGGCTGCTGGTGGCATTGCTCCTCCTGGCGTTGGGATCTCTGGCGGTGGTTCGTTAGGCGCTTCTGGTTCGGCTACTACATACGGAAGTGCTACTGGGAGAGAGGCTGCAACTTCTCAAGCCAATCGCGCTGCACTAGATCAAGAATCACAAACATTGCAATCAGCCATCATGGAAGAGCTGCAAGGCGTGATTAAATCTGGGCAACAGTTTACGGATTTCATGCGCTTGCAAGCATTGAATGCAGTGAACGATCAGTCTTATAAAGAGATACCTGAACATGTTAAACCGCCGACTTGGAGAGATGTTTCTGAAACTGATCCTTTGATGGGCGGCTCTAAAGCTATGCAGGTTAATCGGATTAATCAGCAACGCAACAATGCTCTAATGGCTGCTTGGTCGAAAGAACTATATAAAGCTCAAAGAGAAGCTGCTAAAACTGGAGTTTCACCTGATTTAGAGCAACTATCAGAAAATTTCCAAAAGTCTCAAATCTTTGAAGCTATTAACAATACTTATGGCGCAAAGATGAAATCTTTTGAAACTGGAACCAGAGTTGTTCCTCCTAAAGGAGCATTGATGGTTAACAAACGCAACGAAATTGGTCGTTCGCCAGGAGAATAATATGGCTTCTGAATTTCGAGAGTTTTCCTCTGATGAAATGAGTTCAATGATTCCTCATTTCGAAGGATCAACTCAACCTGTTGAACAACCAAAGAAGAAAAAAGAAGTTGCTGAAACTGCTCGTGCTCCTTTGAATACGATGCAACTTCCATTAAACAATACGCCGGTTGCACCTGATCCAAATGTAAAAGCTGTTACTGACGCTGTTACTCAAGCCAATCAGCAAATTCAACAAGGACTTCCGATTCCTGAAGCTTTATCCTCAGTTAAAGAACTTGGTAAAGAAGTTAAACAGGTAGGCAAAAGTCTTGGTGACACTTTGATGGAGAATTGGCTGTTGCCTGTTGGATTGGCTGCTTATGGAGCATATAAGTTGTTGGGTGAAAAAACACCATCTACAGTACCTCCTGATAATCCTCCTCCACCTCCTAAAGAAACGAAATCCATTCGTGATCGGATGTTATTGGGAGAAGTTAAAGAGCCTTCATTTGAAGCTGCTCCTACTGAAAAGCCTCCAGTTTCTCCTTATTCAGAAGCTGAGTTGAAGATGCTTGAGCAAAGCGAAGCCAATCGTCTTGCTAAGCAATCAGAAGCAAGCATGAAACAGTATCAGGCTGCTCCTGTTCAACCGCCTGCTGCACCCGTACAACCTGCTCCAGCTCCTGTTGAGCCTCCTGCCGTTGTTCAACCTGCTGCTGCTGTTCAACCGCCCGTTGCTGAACCTGTAGTCACATCTGAACCTGTTGTTGAAACAAAAACAGCACCTGTAGAACCTAAGAAAAACAAAGGTGGTCGTCCAACAAAAGCAGCTAAAGAAGCACAAGTTGCAGGCGGTGTTTTCAAAGAAGGTTTTGGTGGCGCTGACAATTGGCTGCAATCACAAGTAGGTCATGATATTCGCCGGTTTATTAAAGATGAGTTTAATGCTGGCAAACCTTATGGTGGTGGTCAAGCTGCCATGGAAAAAGCTTATGCTGATGTCGGCAAGTATGAGCAGTGGTTGAAAGAAAACATTCCTGTTCAAACTCTCAACAAAGCAGAACGTAAAGCCGTTGGAGTTCCAAGTCCTGAATCTCATGGTCCTCTTGGCAAAGCTATGAAAGTTGGCGGTATTGCAGGTCTTCTAATGACTGCTGCTAATGCTGCTAATGCCAAAGAAGCTATGAGAAACATTGGTGAAGCGATGTTGCCTATCGGGATGACTCCTGGGGAACTTGCTCCTGGAACACTTACTGATGCACAATTGAGAGCATTCCAAGAAGCTCAAAAGCTTGGTAGTCCTTATCGTTCAGTTCCTCCGAGGCAATGATGGAAGAAGTCACCCATAAGCAAATCTATGATCGTCTAGTTGCTGTTGAAGCAAAGGTAGATGAGATTGATACAAATACTAAAGGCATGGTTGCAGCGTTTAATGCTGCTTCTGGTGCTTTTGTTGTACTTGAGTTTCTTGGCAAACTTGCAAAGCCAATTCTTTTTCTAACTGCCACAGCAGGCACTATTGCTATTGTTTGGCAGAACTTTTGGAAGAAGTGATGTGTGGATCCCTTCACCTTACTTGCGCTTGCTAATAGCGCGGTAGCAGCGGTTAAGAAGGGTTGTCAGTTATACAAAGACATCAAGGGTGCTGCTGGTGAAGTCTCTGAGGTTCTCAAGGACATTAATAAACAGTTTGCTGGAAAGAAAGTTTCCAAGGCTCAGGCTGAAAAGATAGAAGAAAAGAAAAAGGAAGTCAAAGAAATAGCCAAGACTGATCCTGGTGACGCATTAACCCAGATTGGTCAAAGATTGGGAGATTTCTTTGATGCGATGGACAAGATAGAAAGAGTCTTTCACGAACAAGAAAGGAAGGCTTTAGAAATACATAGCGATAGTGATGGTTCTCTTAGGCGTATGGCATTGAATAGAGTCCTTATACGGACCCGGCTTCAAAAGATGGAAGCTGAGATTAGACAAGAGATGACATGGAACACCCCCGCAGAACTTGGCGACCTATGGACTAGGTTTTCCGAGATGTGGGCTCAAACTCTTGAAGAGCAACAGGAAGCCAGACGGTTGCAATTGATGAAGGATCGTGAAGAAAAATGGCGACGAACCAGAATCAAAAACGCAATCAAGTCCAATATCCTATGGGGCGTGGTGTTCCTGGTTATAACAATAGAAATAATCGCACTGATTATGACGATCCAGTCGCATCAACTGAACAGGCAGCTCTCATGGTTGCCATGGTCCTCTTGATGGGCGTTGTATTGGTTTTGGTTGTTGCTTGTGTTGCTCTGATTCTTGATCTCAAGACCGAAAAAGACATCAATCGAATTCTCCAGAAAAAGATTGTTAGTCGAATGATTCAATGTAACTAAGGAAATAGCATGCTTACTCTTCTATCAACCTTCATCTCTTTTTTGATGGGTGGTCTACCAAAGATTCTGGAGTTTTTCCAAGATCGGGCTGACAAAAAGCATGAACTAGCCTTGGCTGGAATGCAGATTGAACGTGAACTTCAATTGAAGAAAGCAGGACTAGAAGCTCAAGAACGTATCGCTCATATCCAGACTGAGCAGATACAGACCGAGACTTCAGCATCTACCCAACAAGCCATTATTGGCGCTCAACAAGCTGAGATGCAGGCTTTGTATGCACATGACATGAGTTTGAATGAGGGTACATCGCAGTGGGTTAAGAACCTTCGTGCTTTGGTTCGCCCCTTGATTACCTATGGATTTTTTACCCTGTTGGTAGCAATTGATGCCATGTTGTTCTGGCATGGATACCAACAGAATGTTGATTTCGTTACTTTGTCTAACCAACTATGGGATGATGAAACCCAAGCACTGTTTGCTGCAATCATCAGCTTCCACTTTGGCGGCAGAGCCTTTGGGAAATGAAAGTCAGCGATAAAGCCCTAGAGATGCTTCGCCATCATGAGGGCGTGCGTTATAAGCCCTATAGGGACGTTGTAGGGCTATGGACTGTGGGTGTTGGACATCTGATGTATCCAGACCAAGCCAAGCTTCCTAATCGAGCAAAGGCTCCTACTGGTTACACCGGTATGTTTAGAGAAGATTACGAACTACGCCCACAGGATAATAGAACTTTTAGTAAAGAAGAAGTCGATGGGATTCTCAGAAACGATCTTGCAGGGTTTGAGCGTGGAGTGGAGCGCCTCTGTAATGTTCCTCTTACACAAGGGATGTTTGATAGCCTTGTTAGTTTTAGCTTTAATATCGGCTTGGGTGGATTGCAACGTTCTTGCGTGCGTCAAGCGTTACTTCGAGGCGATAAAGAAGCTGCGGCAGATGGGTACATGAAGTACACCATGGCTGGCGGCAAGGTTTATCAGGGATTGGTAAACCGTAGGAAAGACGAGAGAGCCATGTTTTTGTCCTGAAAAAAAGCCCCCGCTAAGGAGGGCTAAGAGGAGACATCACATGACAACCTTCAAGACCCGCTGAGAACGTCCAGAGCTAGCCTTTCTGCGCTCACCGGAGTCATAAATATATCCCTTCTTGATGAGTGGTGCAATGCGTGGGGAGATACTATTTAGCTTTACACCAGGCAGGCTCTTTTCTATCTCATCAGTTGTCAGGCCATTGGGAGAGGCTTTAATGGCCTCGTAGACAATCTTTTCCAGTCTGGCGACAGGTACAGACTCAGCTGCTTCTTTAGACGTTTCTGGGTCTGTTTTGCGAAACAGGGCTCTATACAGTTCAATCAATTTCATTTTGAGTCCTTATTGGTGGACGGGTCGCATAAAGCAGCGTTGGCTGAACAACACTTTATAAAAGTGACCACGGCGCTAACCCGTTTTCCCGCCCGTAATTGGTGGGGTACTCGCTACGTCTGTGCGGTCTGCTTGGAAGCCGAGCACTGGATCTGTCGCCTACAACACAGCATCCGCTTTCCCCCGTTAACTTAACGACACCCGCAGGAAAGTTTCCCATTGAATGTTGATTGGCAATCGTAACGAGTACCAATAGGGCAGGAGGCGCTGGCGATACCAGAAGCAACCAGCAGGGCAATAGCAATCAGTTTCTTCATTTCTTCTCTCCTTTACGGGGACGACCACGACCACGTTTTACCGTGGGACGAACTTCTTCAATAGCCTTTGTCGTCAGGTTATTAAAGATCTCTTGAATCTGATGGAAGTTAGTTAAAGTGGGGCATTCCACCGTAACGCTCATTGCATCAGTTTTGATAGTCATTACAAATTCCATGCTATTACTCCTCAAAAAGGGACATCCGAGTCCATGTCATCAAAACCAGATCCACTTTTAGAAGGCTTTGACTCCGCAGGTTTGGCAGCATTGGCTTTCTCAAGCACAATCCTGTTAAACACATCTGCACAATAGACGTAGTTGAAATACTTACCGTCTTCTTGTTTACGGGCGGGGTAGCTAACAAACTCTCCTTTTTGACCTTGGATGATCTTGCATCCTCGAATGGTCATGAACGGATCTTTATCAGGCCCTGTCAACAGCATCACATTGAATGACGGGTACTTGCCGTCTTTCCACTCAATTTTTACTTCAAGATCTACTTTCATCTCAGTTTCCTTTTGCTTTCTTGATTGCGGCTCGTGTAGATGCTGTCAGCAAACTCCACAGCCACACTTGTTGGTCAGACTCCAGAGCAGCCGATTGAACCAATTGATAGGCGTCAACAGCTTGTCCTTTGTTAACCAATTCCTCGCAAGATGCTGCCATCTCACTTAGGAACTCTTTTTCCTCGTCAGGCAGATCTTCTCCTGTGCTGCCTTTGGGTGTAATGATGGGGGCGTCCCCTTTGCGGCGAACATCTCCTTCTTCTGGAATGTCTTCTCCAGCATAAATATAAAGTCCCAAACCATGCAATGAAAGTGCTTTGGTCATGCAACGCATGATGGCTGTATTGACTGCAAAAGCATCTGGCTTAGGAATTGCCTTGTTGCGATAGTCCATCACAGGCAATTGACAAGTCATTGGTTTGCCAAACACAGTGACTGTGACAAATACCATTGCAGTTCCATTGATGTCAATGAAGGGTTTATTGTCAAACATCTCTACTTTGAAAGATGCTGCTGGATCTGCTTTTAATGCTTCTGCCCATGCCCATGCCCACGAAAGATAAGAAAGATTGTTTTTCTTTTCAACGTGCTCATTAACGTTGGTCTTCAATAACTTTTCAATGCTCATTCCAACTCCATCCAAATCATTGTGCTTGACATGCAAACGCCATCAAACGGTCTATACAACGTTCCAGTATCAATGTCTGCCCAGAATTCTCCAAAGTCCTCATAGATACGATCTACAGGATCATACTGCTGGACAAATACGATCTTCATTTTCCTTTCCATTACTTCGCCAGCCAGAGTTCTAACCGTCTTGACCTCTACTCCTTTCTTTCCTCGAAGTTTGTCAAATCCTCTTGTTAGACAAGGTTGCATACCTTTGACAATAATGAATGGACTTTTTGCTGCCATCTCAGCCCCTTGTGGTTGATCAGTGAAATGCTTAGGACTTGGAAGAGTCTGTAGCATGTTCAAGAAGTTGTTATATGCTTTCATTGTTTACTCCATGTCTCATATCCATCAATTGCTTCTTGAATCAGGAACTTCTGGTCTTCATCGCTCATATATTTGAACTCGCCAAAATGGTTCTCTTTGCAGCAATGAAACTTGTCATCTTTAGGCGTTAGACAGTACAGGCAATACTGTTGTGATGACTCCATAAACTCTTCACGCACTTGTTGTGCAAATGTCTTCAACTTCATCTCGTTCTCCCACTCTTCTTGACGTTGAACTGTTTCAAAAAACTGTTGTTGGCTCATGATGCAATGTAGATCAGAGTTAAGACTATAAACGCCCAAACTGACACCAAAATTACAGCTCGATCCATTTTGCTGTAGTGTTCTTCATCGATGAAGATTGCTTGTCCCCAGGAATGCCATTCGCCTTCATTCATTGTTCTGGGTGTTTTGAAGTGTGAGGATTTCATAGTGTTTTCACATAGTTTTCAACATCTTCAACTGTGCCTATCTGATACATCCATCCATCATCGCCACGGGTATAAAAAGCTCCATTGCTTCCCATTCGCATAGCTTCATTGCTGTCTGATTGATATGCGCGGATTCCAATCAAACTTTCCATTGCACATGGTTTAACGACAAGCCCTTTATCGGATGCCAATTGCATAACTTCATCTCTAGTCATTGTTCATCTCCAAACGGGTCGCCCCAGAAACTATGGACTCCAGTGCTGGTGTTCATCATGGAATCGCCAACCTTTTGAATGATGTGGCCTTGGTCATCAAAGTATGAGTCACCAGTTTTGTAGAACATCTTGCCATCATCACGCTGGATAGAGCTGTCAGTATTTGTATAAGAGTGACCAGAAAAGAGATCAGTCCACCATTTCATTTTGTTCCTCCAGACATTTCTTCATATACATCATACAACCAGCAATCTTGGCTAGATTTCCTGTGTTTTCTTTGGCATCATCAAAGAGCTTGTCATTGTGTCCAATTTGACGAACAGCAATATGGATGTAGTCATTGTTGGATTTGTCGATGTAGTCAATGAACTGTTGTAGTTCAGCAGGTGTTGGTAGCTTCATGCGACCTCCTTGAAAGGCATCAGGGCTGCATAGCCAACATCTAGATAGCTGATGATCCAATCTAGGCTATCTTGATCGTCCTCAGTCCATTCGTTGCCAAGACGGTCTTTGCAAGACTCAAGCTGATACTTGGCACTTCTGAGTCGTCCTTCCAGATAGCTGATCTGCTGCTCTGGAGTCATGTCTGTCTTTCTCATTCCCATTTTGTTTCCTTTCAAACTCCGTGATGGAGCGAGTGGATTGTTATCCTTCTCGACAACCTAGTCAACTATGGGATAATAAACCTGAGTCGATTGAAGGGTTATTGGCATCAAAGAGATTAGCGTGTATGATAGTCATGGAAAGGATAATGCTATGACTTTAGAAAAACTGATGGAGTTCACCACTCTGTACGAGATTGCCAAGATCCTGGATCTATCTCCTCCGAGTGCTTACAAATGGAAAGAGAAAGGGAAGATTCCTCCTCTTCGTTTGTACCAACTGCGTGAGAAGCGGCCTCAATGGTTTGCCAACGAAACTCAGCAGTGATATAGTTTTGGAAACCCGGCTAGGAAGGGAGTAGCTACCCTTCCGAAAAGCGTACCTCCCGTCTGCCGTGGGTTCCATTCAGGAGGCTTTGCGAGGATGTGCCATGCACTTTTATCATTTCCACATTGGGGACTATAAGTCCCATACCCATCATCTTTCGTTGATGGAAGACCTTGCGTTCAGGCGTCTTCTGGACCATTACTATCTTCATGAGTTGCCGATCAAGCAGCGTGATGTTGCTCGTCAAATAGGCATGAGAGAGTATGAGCAAGAAGTTTTGACGGTCCTAAACGAGTTCTTTGTGTCAACAGAAAGTGGTTACACACATCCTCGTGCAGACGCTGAAATAGCCAAGTTCAGGAAGTTTGCAGAAGATGGTAAACGTGGGGCGGCTAAAAGGTGGCTAAAGGGAGGCGATAGCCCCCCTAATGCTACCCCAATAGCAACCAATAACCATAAACCAAGAACCATAAACCATATAGATACACCTGACGGTGTTGATGATCTTGTTTGGAAAGATTACGTTGAGTTTCGTAAGAAGCGCAAAGCACCGATCACTGAGCGCGTGATTGATGGATTGCGTAGTGAGGCCAAGATCGCCAAGATGTCCTTGAATGACGTAATCAAAGAATGTGTAGTTCGTGGTTGGCAATCGTTCAAGGCTGAATGGGTTGCTGGCAAACAGAGCCCTGCCGACATCATCCGAACTACAGTCCCTGGTAGCACCGAACGTGACCCAGCCCTGGTCAAACTAGACCAAGACCGTGAGAAGACCAAGCCTCCTTCTTTGGAGATGTTGGCTCGCATGGCAGCACTAAGGAAATCAGCATGAACATTGAAAAAGCAACCATCGTGGAAATTCTTCCAACAAAAATTTGGATTGAAAACGATCTATTTGGTGGGCGTCATGTGATGATGCAACATCAAGGATGCCATGAATTTCAGTATTGTTCTTTTGGCTATGACTATGCTTACACAAGCAATGCTGGAACTCATTCGGCGGCGATTGAAATGGCAAAAGCACTTGGTGCTACTGAGCCGATTGAACAAAAAACAAGAGATCTAAAAATGCTTACAAAAGAACAATTAATTAATGAAATAAGTGCTTGTCAAAAACTTCTTAAGGAATTTGAATGAGCGATGAAATTGAGCCAGTAGATCATTTATTGGCAGAGATAACAAAACTATGGGGTGTGATTCACGATCAGCAACTAAAACTTGCAGAACAACGTGAATGGATTGGTTTGACTCAACAAGACATAGACATTGCCTTTGATGACACTCAAGAAGGTGGTGGTTTTGATGACTTTGCTAGAGCGATTGAACAATGTTTGAAAAGGAAAAACACATGATTCAACCCTTTGAACTTATGGTGACTAACGAACCTTTTGAGCAAGTTTATGTTCGTGTGGACATCAACAGCACTTCTGACAAACCTCCTTTGTACACCATTGAGCAAGGTACTTCAGAGATGTTTATGACATTGGAAGCGCTTAAAGAGCTTGTACAAGCTGTCAAGCAACTTGAGAAAACAACCGTTCAATGGAATAAAAAACATGAATCTAGAGCAAGCAAATCGAATCCTTGACCAACACAAAGAGGGAAGTAGTGTCTACTCCTTGCTCACCATCTCAAGAGCCCTTTTCATCACAGGAGATTTACAAAACGAACCTGAACCACTTGGTCTGGATGGCAAAGATACCTGGAGCCAAGGCTCACTCGTGGTATCGAGCGAAGGAACTTGAGAAAGACCCTTCCAACTTATTCACTGGTATTGCACAAGCATTGATTGAGGAGATGAAATGTCTGAATCAACAGAAGGACTGATAACCCTGTTAAGCCTAATTGCATTGGTAGGCATGGCTTTTACCTTGTTCGTCTTACTGATAACTTACAAAGGAGATTGAAATGGATGAAGAATTGTTGGTTGACTTTGCGACTGAATGCGGCATTCAGGCTTATCTTGAAGATCTTCAAGAGTTTGCAAAAATGATTCGCGCTTACGAAAGAAAAAACATCTCAATCCTAATCGCAAAGATGCCAGGAGACACAGCAGCATCAATAGCAGTCTATGTGAGGGAACTATGACTTTCCAGATGATGTTTGAGATCCCTGGAGAACCTCATGGCAAAGGGCGTCCAAGATTCAGAAAGTTTGGAAGCTTTGTCTCAACTTACACGGACAAAAAAACCCAGACTTATGAAGCCTTGGTCAAACAATCTGCCAAAGAAGTCTTTGGAGACACAGACATCCTGGAAACTCCCATAAGCCTCTATTTGTACATCAAGCTACCCATTCCTAAGTCCTACTCCAAAAAGCGCGCAGAAGCCTGTTTAAGTGGCTTGGAGAGGCCTTCTAAGAAGCCAGATATCGACAATATCCTGAAATCCGTCATGGATGGTCTAAACGGCACTGTTTACAAAGACGACAATCAAGTAACCAATGTTCACATGACAAAGGTCTATGCGACCGAACCTGGAGTGGAGGTATTGCTTAAAGAGGATCTACGATGAGTGAAACCTTACCTCAATGGATCAAAGATCAGATCAAAGATCAGAAGAAGAAAAGAGGCGACTACAAGGGATGGGGCGGTAAGAGGGAGGGAGCTGGCAGAAAAAAACAATTAGACCGCTTGACAATAGTCGTAAAGATGAATAGGATAAAGCGAATGAACTTAGAAGAACTTGGAGATGGAGATGTCCAAGCAGGAGTTCAGAGATTGATTGATGACCATGTATAGGAAATGAAATGAGCATAGAAGCACAACAGAATGTTGTATCGCCGTTGGCGGCAATAAAGCAGGCGCTGGAGGCGTTGGAAAACACGCTTGGGTTTACTGGGTCACGAGAAATAGATTCAGCGACACGACAAGCCATCACATCCCTCCGCACCGCCATCGAGCAACTTGAGGACGCCGAATTTTATTCGGCCGAATACTGGAAAGGACATGACGATGCAGTTCGTGGTGTAGCCAAGCGGTGGGAAGAGGCATTGACAGCTCCAATCCCAAAAGCTGGCGTGATGAACGAGCCTCTTGAATCTCTGTACCGCAGGACGGAAGCACTCCGCACCGCGATTGAAGAAACTGAGAAGCAGGAGCCGGTGGCGTGGGTGAACTACGCCAACCTTCAAAGCGCAGCAGTAACGCGCAACAGAGGAGGCCAAGGCGATACACACTCATGGTCAGAAACGCCTACCGCGTATCACTCTCATCCCCTCTACACCACCCCACCCACAGCACCCGTGCAGGAGCCGGTGGCATATCAAGACATAGCGGAAAAATGTCGTTTGGAAACTGTGCCAGCAAAAGGAACGCTACTTCACACATCCCCACCAGCAAGCAAGTCGTGGCAGGGGCTGACGGGTGAGGGCATTGACAAACTCGCTGACATGCACCGAAAAGAGTAAGGACGAAGCATGAAAAACTACTGCAAGAGCTGCAACGCGTCCCATGAAAACACTGTTGAGCGTGTCCTGCGCTGTATGAGTTGTGTTGCGCGGGTTGCAAAGCCGCCAACAAACTACAAACCAATCAAAGCCGCGCACGGCATTAAGGAGCAATCATGAATGAACGTGAAGCAATGAAGCTGGCGCTGGAGGCGCTGGAGAAAGCCACGCCGGTCAGAGCCAAAGACC